TGATGAATATCTCTATGGAAGACCTACATAGTCTACCAAAACAGATGTATGAGAACAAGATTGCCAAGATCATCAAGTCCACGAGTGGACAGTTGATTGTCAAGGAATATCCTACGGCTTCGGCACATAGCAGCCACTTTCGAGGGTTGATAAAGGAACTTGCAATCAAGAAATCATTCCGACCAGATATTATCTTCGTAGATTACCTCAATATCTGTGCATCGTCAAGGTTTAAAGGAGCACAAAATGTCAACAGTTACATGTATATCAAGGCGATTGCTGAAGAGCTTAGAGGACTGGCGGTTGAGACAAATGTTCCAATTATGTCGGCAACACAGACCACTAGATCAGGTTTCGTGTCTTCGGATATTGGTCTTGAAGATACGAGTGAGAGCTTTGGTCTGCCTGCGACTGCCGATTTCATGTTTGCACTCATTAGCAATGAGGAACTAGAAGAGCTCAATCAGATTGCGGTCAAGCAGCTCAAGAACCGATATAATGACCCTACTGCTAATAGACGCTTTGTGGTGGGTATTGATCGTGCAAAGATGAAATTGTATGATATAGACGATAAGGAACAGGAAGACCTCGTAGATGCCGGACAGGAGACTTTCGCTGAACCAGTGTTTGATAGAACGAATTTTGGAGAGGATTGGAAGGTATAGTGTATAGCTATCAGAGTGAACAGAGAGCTGCGATAAGAGAATCCGCTGTCATTCTTGATCTTCGGTATAAAGGATGGTCCTGTGAGGAATTCTCAAGAGATTCAAAGGCTGATATAGTGGTTGATCGGGGAAAGGGTACTGTCGAGATGGTACAGGTAAAACCCATTGTAAACTCCAAAATACCCACAATAACACGAAAAGAAAGAGAAGGGGGAAGAAATACCGAGCTCTATCGGGATTTCGGTATACACTGGATAGCAGGACACGATTGGAAAACACGGCTCATATACTACTATCATATAGACACATATGGACCACTCAATGGAAAAGACATCGACATAAGAAAAATACCCCCGAATATATTTCCTGAGTGGATACCACCATTACATACGAATGGTGCAAAAGAAAAGAAAACAGAAGCGGTAAAAGATGCATTTGCTGAACATTGGAGATAAGTAACATGAAAACTCTATTTGCACAGACTGATTACGGGGAAAAGCAGACACATGAGAAATGGAACGGAAAATTCTATGATGAGAAAGACTTGAATCAGATTGTCACCATCACAGAAAACACCGCAATATACCGGCCAGATGCAACCCTTGACGGTATAGGTGTACCCATCGCATATGTGATAACCGATGCAGTACAAAATGAGAACATAGAGAAAGTCCTGTATTCCGTAGAGGAAGCTTCCGTGATGAGAGCAAACTGCGCTGGTCCGATACTTCCGAAAGAGATGGCAAAAAAAGGTCTGATAGAGGGAAAAGACTATAAGCTACGCAGTCCAAATTCCTACTATCTAAAAACAAAATCAGGCAAATGGGGAATGATCGCATACAGCAATAGCATCGATTCTGTCATGGTAGGAGCGAAGAGAGGACGTTTCACAGGTAAAGTCAACGTATCAAATCCTAAGCTATTTGAAAATCTCAAGGATTTACCCACATATGTAGAGAACGCATTTAAAACCGCAGACCCAGAAATCTATGAAAGACAAAGAAAATTCGCAGAAGAGTATATACCACAAGAGTATAGACACGGTATGGTAACAACCTTTTCACTGAATAGATACTCTGCATTTTCCAGCAAAGCAATGTCTGCTCATAGTGACGGTGCTGACGTAGAATATACAACAATGAGCTGTCATCGTCAAGGAGAATATACAGGTGCATATCTATCATTTCCACGTTGGGGAGTAGGAATTGATCTACCACATGGATCAGTATGCATCGCAGATAGCAAGAGTCTGCACTGTGTTACACCTATACATGGAACAGGAACAAGGTATACAACAGTATGCTATACAGATAAATCCTGTGCTACGAAGCTGAAATCTGAACGGTATATAGGAAAGCATGCGAGAAAAGAGAGTGGAAATCTGGAAGGATTTCTCTGAGCGGAACAATTTGGGTATACATGGGATATCATGGGTATTTGCGGTAGCTTTCGATAAAGGCTAAAATAAACATAGAAGAAGATGGATTAAAGTCTGCGGCCTATCAGCATTTTTTCTCCACATACCCCGAAATATATAAAAAAACTTCAGAAATAGTGCAGAAAGGCCTTGACATTCCCTTGACTCTGTGTTACTTTAGCTATGTAAGATGGTTAAAGAGATAGAGATACATTAATGACAACACCGATTGATTTCTTAGATGCTGCTAACGGTGGTATTCGGTTGTATAACAGGACTGCTGATGGTAAGAGAGACTACGTTGGGTGGGGAACCACTGCTGAGACTATCGCCATGATGATTGAGACATGTGGTATTGCTGATACCGTATATGCAGGCAGCAGCATGGAGTTTGCCGCTGAGGATGGCTTTAAGACGAATGACGGTGCAATGGTACTGTGGAATAAAGCAAAAGAATTGTATTTTTGGGGTTGACATCGAAGGAATAGTGTGGTATAGTTAGTTAAACTTAGAGAGATTAAGGTTGGTTGGCCGCTGGTAAAGTTCCCAAGAAAGGGTTGCGGGGTTCATGTTCTCTCTCTTTTATTATGGAGGGCCGGGTTAGGGCTCATGGTCTGGAAGCATCACAAAGGACCAACGAGAAGTGATGTCTCGTAGCGTATAGGGTTCGACTCCCATACCCCTTCACTAGATTCGCCGGGATTGCCGTATTTTTAGCAATCCCTTTGGCTATATGCTCGACAGGGGTGGGGGTTAAAACTGGCAAATGAAGCCTAATCTATAAATGCAATAAGGTGTCAACGATAAATAGTTCTGTGTTTACTCAGCTGTACAGAACAATCGAAGACATAAAATCAGATGATCCCTGTATTGGTATTTGCACTATTAATGAAAAGGGTATCTGTATTGGGTGTGATCGTTCTTCCAGTGAGATAGTATATTCAAAAGGGCCACCCCCCAAAACTGAGCAAAAGCACTTGACTTAACTGTGTATTTCTGATACACTGGTAGCAAAATAGGAGAATAGTATGGATTTGTTAACTTTTCTGCAAGGGTTCTTTTTAGGAGCGACACTTGCGTTTATTGTGGTAGCAATATGGGAATGTAGAGACATGAGAAGGAGTATGAGAAAATATGACAAATGACTTTCTGAAGACGATTGTAAAAGAAGTCGGCAATGAGTATGCATCTATTGTTGATGATGGTGTTGAGGCAGGGGATGTGGATAGCTTTATCGACACTGGCTCTCTTATACTCAATGGATTACTGTCTGGTTCTCTGAATGGTGGTCTACCCTCGAATAAGATTACAGCTCTTGCAGGGGAAAGTGCAACAGGTAAGACATACTTTCTTATGGGTATTGTCAAGAACTTTCTGGATGCAAACCCCGAATCAGGTGTGATATACTTTGAGAGTGAATCTGCGATTACAAAGCAGATGGTGGTGGATCGTGGTATTGACTCAAAGAGAATGGTGATTATGCCCGTGACAACCGTACAGGAATTCAGGCATCAAGCATTAAAGGTACTGGATGGATATCTCTCACAGAACGAGGCAGACCGTAAGCCGCTCTTTCTCTGTCTGGACTCGTTGGGTATGCTGAGTACCAGTAAGGAAGTCGAGGATACTGCTGAAGGAAAAGAGACAAGGGATATGACTCGTGCTCAGGTTCTCAAAGCAGCGTTTCGAGTTCTGACGTTGAAACTTGGCCGAGCGAAAGTCCCTATGGTCGTGACTAATCATACTTACGATGTTGTGGGGAGTATGTTTCCACAAAAAGAGATGGGTGGAGGAAGTGGTCTGAAGTATGCAGCTTCGTCTATTGTCTATCTGAGTAAGAAGAAAGAGAAAGACGGTACTGAGGTAATCGGTAATATCATTCACTGTAAGAATCATAAGAGTCGATTGACTGTAGAGAATAAAATGGTGGATGTGCGACTGACCTATGATAGAGGTCTGGATCGTTACTATGGTCTATTGGAGCTCGCAGAGAAGTACGATATCTTTAAGAAGGTATCCACACGATTTGAATTGCCCGATGGAAGTAAGCAGTTCGGTAAGACAATCATGAATGATCCCGAAACCTATTTCACCGCCGAAATTCTAGCACAGCTAGAAGAATGTGCATCCAAGGAATTCAAGTATGCTGGAAGTAATTGATAACTGTTGCTCACCCTACTATCTTGAGATGATGCGGCAGTCTGCGATTTCTAGTGAGTCGTGGAATATGAGATATCCTCAAGGTCGCCCCTTTGAGGACAAGCATCTGAAGCTGGACGTTATTGTTAACGAAGTCAAAGAACCTCTGCTGGCAGGTATGGCAATGGGTCTGTTGATTAACATCTACAGCCAGCGACAGGACTTGTTTGTTCCTGATGTTTCCTATTGCAGCATATCCATGAAAGATAAATATCGTGAAGATAATCTGCATACAGATCATGAGAATGATTTTGACTATGTGAAGATACTTGGATTGCTAAACGGTGATTGGGGTTCACAGGATGGTGGGCTCTTTATGCATGGTGATGAGGTGGTTCCGATGAAGCCCTGTACCTTTGTTGTGTTTGATCCAAGAATACCACATCGTGCAAGTGAGATATTTACGGAGAAAAAGAGACTTGGGCTTGATTTTACTGTAAAAAAAGTTTGACAAATTCTTTTTTGTATGGTATAGTAAGTTATTATGATTGCTACACTAATAGTATTACTCATAACAGGGTATCTTGTATATCGTCTGATACGGCATCCCATTAAATCTTTAAAGTTTATTGGGGCAGTGCTTGGTTTGTTGTTGCTTGGTGCGATTGTATATGGTATACTATTTGGTGGTGCAATTTATATTTTGTCATAGGAGAAAAATATGTGGATGTTTAAAACGTACAAGTCCAGAGAAAATGGTTACGGTGAACCTACAGCTGCGGTGACACGCAGAATTAATAATTTAAACCGGCCGTTTGATTTGGGTAAATCAGAAGATCGCAAGATAGTGGGATACTGCTATCTTGAATGGAAGGAGAATATTTAATGACTCGATTAGCTGGATGGGGATTTTTCCTCGCAGGGTTGGGTATCTTTCTACACTATGCATTTGCGGTGGGATATGATGTGATAGAACTTATGAACTACTTGGATATGAAAACTGGTTATGAAGATGAGCTTAAAAAAGTTATTACTAAGAAACCTTGAAGAATGGTGGTTTCTTAATTTCAAACGTGTAACACCTTATGGGAAAATAAAATGAAAATCGGTGATGTAGTAAATTATGTTGGTGAGTATGATGAAATGAAGTCAGGCTCAATAAAAGGAGTCATGTCTGACATGGACTCATATGAGCTTATGTCGTTGAGGGACGGTCTTCCCTGTTATTGGTCTAAGAAGATGGGTAAGTATACTCCTGTCAAGCCCAAGAACATGGAGTCCGTGTTTCTTGAGATTAAGACCAAGACGGGCTTCGATTATATTTCTGTGGAAGAAATTCTTTCATGAGAAAATCTCTTG